CGCGCCGCTCGCGCCAATGGTTACAAACTCGCCAATGTCCGTAATCGCCAGCGTGTAAGCGGAAGTTTTATCCGCCCCGGCAGAAGGTATGTTACGGACGTTACCAATGCCATCCAGAATGTTCGTGATGGTTGCGCTAGTGCCGGTTAGCGTCGTGATGTTGGCAGAGGTTGAACCCAGCGTGGTGACGGTACCGGAAGTGGTGTTCAGCGTCGTGATATTGGCTGAAGTTGAAGTCAACGTCGTGACTGTTCCAGAAGTCGTCGTCAGCGTCGTGATCTGGGCGCTTGCACCACGCAACTGCGTCGTTGCCGTCGTACCAAACGTCGTACCCGTCAGAGTCGTAATGTTGGCTGAGGTGCTATTGAGATTAGTGATCGTGCCAGAGGTCGCGGTAATGGTTGTAACAGTAATGCTACCGCCTACCGAAGTCAGGTAACTCGTGGCTTCAACAATGTCTGTACCATTGCTGACTAAAATCTTTTTCTCGCCTACTGCGACTGAGACGCCCGTCTGACCGGAAACTTTGACCGTCACGGCTCCGGTGCTGTTGTTGTAGATGAAGTAAAGCTTTTTGTTGGCGGGGACAATTAGGTTGGTATTCGTACCACCCGTACCCGTCAATTCAATGAACATGTTACGGGCTACACCCGAAGAACCATTCGGGATCGTAATTGTGGTATCGGTGCCCGTAGCTACCGCTTGCGCGACGTAACCTGAAATGGCCTGTTCAATCAGGGTTCCAAGGTTAGTATTCGTGGTATTACCCCACGTACCGGCCTGATCGCCTGTGCCGATAAGCTCAAGGGCCAGATTGGTTGAATATGTGCTAGACATCTTGAATTACCTCACGCCGCGATTTGCGTCCAGTTCGCGCTCTGGGTAGTAGTAATTTCAGACCAATTAGCCGACTGCGAATCATTAATCCCAGTCCAGTTGGCGTTTTGATTGGTGTTAATAACGCTCCATATATTGACCGTTCCTACTTCCCCGGTCGCGGATACCCCGCTGACTATAACATTTGCGCCAGAAGATGTAGTGACGGTTCCTACTGCACCAGAAGCCTCGACTCCGGTGACGAAAACAACAATCTCAAGTAGAACATTAACCGTGCCAACCGCCCCGGTAGCCTCAACTCCGGTTACAGAAAGAATCTGATCGGTGGCGACAAAAACCGTACCAGTCTGCCCTGTGGCTTCAAGCCCAGTAACAGCCAGAACTTGATCGGTAACAACAAATACAGTGCCTAGTTCGCCCGTGGCTGCGAGGCCACTGACAACAATAACTTGGTCTGTAATCGCCTTGGCGGTGCCAACTTCACCGGTAGCCTCAACCCCGGTAACAGCCAGAACCTGATCCGTGACAACGAATACCGTGCCTACTTCGCCAGTAGCTACAACACCGTTGGCAAGAATAATGACAGACTGGATGACGGAAACATCGCCAACTTGCCCGGTGGCTTCAAGACCGGTAATAGCAATTACGGCGTTCTGTTCTGCTTTGACAACAACATCCCCTACCGCACCTGTTGCAGTAAGGTTTGAGTAGCCCTCTCCCCAGCCTTGATCGCCCCAGCCTACGCCAGAAGCATTCCAGCCTTCAAAGGCTACAACAACGTCGTTGACCGAACCCCAACCGGATTCGCCCCAACCGCCTAGCCCCCAGCCTACAGACACGTAAGTGTCCTATCAGGCAATACGAAGAATAGCGGTCGTGGAAGCCGCAGCCGGGAACTGGATGGTGAAGTTACCAGCCGTCGAGGTCTTATCCCCGCCAAATGCCAGAACCGCAACAGCCTTGTTGCCCTGAGTCTCGTTATAGATCAGAGCGCCGTTCGCCGTAATCGTGGCTGAGTCCCACGTGACATCTGCAAAGTCCAACCAAGCAGTCGTGCTGGTCGAGGTCGGAACCTGCGAGATCGTGAGAGTCTTCCCCCCTGCCGCGTAGTTCGTGCCCGAATTAGACACTTCATCCGTAGTGGTATACGCAGTGGTAGCCGCACTTAACGTAGCCGAAGAAGTGTAAAGGGCAACTTTGAATACATCCGCAGCCGTGGAAGCACGGATGACGCCGGTACCGAAGTTATGGATTCCGTCAAGGATCTCAACCTTGAACGAAGTCGCCATTGCCTGAGTAATAGCCATTTCAATCTCCTAAACGCTTTGCAGCGTCGTCAAAACCATTTTCAATCAACGTACGCCGCGCATTCATCAAAGCCGAATCTTGCGCTTCTTGCAGGTATTCTATTAACACCTGTTTTAGCCCTTCTTGCGTGTTTACGCGAAGGACGCGGTTGACTGCACGCTCTGCAATCTCTTCAGGCGTGTAGCCTCTGTGATTTGTGGTTTGGACAAATACCTGTCCAATTTCTGTATTTGCGCCAAACATTACGACACCGGAATCCTAACCTGACCGGAACGGTAAGCATCTTGACGATCCAGACCGTCACCAAGGCGTTTGAGTTGAGCCAACGCTTCCTGATATTTAGCTTCGTAGTTCTGCATCATGTCGGCTTCGCCCTTCAAATACGTGTACGCCTCACGTAGGGAGCCGTAGAGTAGTACCGACTCAAAATTATCGCCAAGCCATGATGTACCCGCACCGACGATAGATGCTGGGTAATAGTAGTAATGCAACTCCATCGTATATACAGCATTTGGAGTCGGCCCCAAGATCATGCTGCTATCGTCCCAGATTGCATAGTACGCAGGCTTGCCCGTGCTGTTCGGTGGCGGATATGCCTGACGGATGTAGTTCACATCCTTATTAAGCAGATACTCGTACTCACCCGTCGTGGGGTCAATCACCGCCAGCGAAAACGTCGAAAGCCAATCAGACGGTAGTGCAAGGTACTGGAAATTAATCGTTGTTGTACCCGTCACGTTCTTGCGAATCGCCGGAATCTGAACCGAATTGTAGATCCGCTCTTCAGCTACCTGCACAAAAGTCGGGATATTAGCTACGAAGGACTGCTCCGTAGACTCACAGTAATCCTGAATCAGTGTAGAAAGCTGACTGTAATTCACGGCGACCAGCCACTCCGGTACTTCATATTTGTATCAAGGTTAATCTGCGACACAAACTTTGTACCCTTGGTCGCAGCACCAGCACCCTTCATCTTCATGTGGGTGACGCCCTTGTTCACATCCTTCTCAGGGTAGCCGTTGCGACCCGTCGATTCGGTGTTCTTTTGGATCTTGCCCATGTCTTTCATGGCACTTACCTCGGGCCAGAAGACTTACGAACGGGGCTGCGCTGGTTCATCACCTTCGCCATGCCACGACCGTACTTCTTCATGTCGCTGTTGGTCTTACCACCAGCACGCATACCTTTAACAGCCGGATCAGGGTGAGCGCCCTTCCCTTTCTTCATATGCGCTTTCAGCATGTCTTTAACACTCATTTCAATCTCCTAAGTCGTCACGACCGTTACGGTTCCAACCAACCCTGCCGGGGCAAGGTCATTTGGAGTTAATCCTACATCGTCGGCTCTGGCCCCGCCTACCGGGTTCCAGCCCCACTGAATCACTCTACTACCGCCTGCCCCGTCGTTACCAATCTCATAATAACTCAGGTCAGGTCGTGGGTTACGAAGCGCCTGCGGGTCATCAACCGGGTACAGACCCAGCGACAACTGCGGCTGATCGGGTTCCCAACACTCTGGACAAACCAAAATATTTACGTTCTTGGTCTTGATCACCAAAGACTTTAACTGACGAAGTTTGAACCGGAAACCACACCGGTCGCACTCCGCAATCGCGTGTTTGCCGCTTGCAAACCTGTTTGGCATTAGTAGCCACCCAAGAAGCTCTCACGGGGTACAAACCGCACCGCTGCCTTCTCCCGGTCCTCGCCAGCGGCCAAATCCCAAGCCTCCATATACTCGGCTTTGAGCATTTGCATTCGCATGTCAGCGCCCGGAATCTTTAGCGACAAGTAGTAGGCCAGCCCCGCCACCATGCAGGGTAAAAAGCGAAACGGGATGTCCTGACCGTTCACGCCGGTACCGGGGTCAAACATCCGTACAAGTCTGGTGTAGACCAACGTCCAAGTCGTCGTGTTATCCGGCTTCGGCCATACCGTGTACTGCGGGTAGACAATTACGTTGTCCGCGCCCGTTGCGCCCGTACGACGATTAATCCAGATCTGAATCGGACGCCCTGTCGCGTTCTTGTTCGGGATGGAGAGGTAGGTACTGGACGAAATGCGCGTGATGTTGATGTCCTGCTGGTTCGTGCCAGAGCCAGTCCGAATCACGTGATCCAGAAGATCCACCGTATCTACCGGCAGGTCATATGTACCTTGGTTGTAAGTCAAAGTTTGGGTACCGGTCTCCAGCGTCCACAGGTTAATACCTCGGTTCGCCCAGTCCATGAGCAATAGACCAAGACTGCGCTTGGCGGTACGAAAGTCGTAACCCGTCCGCAACTCCGCACCACAACGCTCAAAAGCCTCTTCGATGATCGTGTTGAGATCAAGGTTGAAGTCCGTCGTTGCTGTGGTTTTGTAGGTCATTACTTCCTCGCCGTGACGACATCATCGCCCTTAGTGACGGTTACGTGGTCGCCCTCGACATCAACCCGCATCGGCTGCTCTTTACGATCCAGCTTGTCGAGTTTGGTAATGAGTTCCTTGATAACCTCAAACTCAGGCTTCTCTTCTTTCTCCACCGTGCCTGCGATTCCGTTAAGCATAGAGATCAAAGCGGTCAGAGATGCGCCAAGCAGCCCCATAACGGCAGCAATTTTATCGTTATCAAGAAACAGGCTAGATACGACACCGATGACGACAATTGCCGTTATGTACTTTAGACCATCCTTACCGATGGCTTTACCAGCGACATCTTTAGCAGACGACTGCGCCTCAAGCCGATTCAACTCAGCCTGAACCTGCGCCTTGAACATCTCAATGTCGGTCGGTTCGGTCATCACATCCCTCTCTTACGATGCGGCCTTACTTTTTCTTTGATGCCTTTGGGCTGGGGGACGAACTGCTTGCCTTGGGCTTTGCCACGACGTTTTGCAGCCGTTGTACGAGCGTATTCTTGAGGGCTGAGACTTTTGATCGCAGCTTCTGGTAGATACCTTTCACCCGTGTCAGAAGATCGTTTACCACTCTTCGTCCTCCATTTCTGCTGAGTCCAAGCCTTGAGCGACTGCTGGGGGGCTTTCATCCGCGATAGCCTCCGCCCTTGGCCTTGTACTGTTTAGCCAGCAACTGAGCTTTTCTTGCGCTCCACTGCCCTGCGGCGGTGCCCTGCACGGCCCGAGACTTAATGGACTCAAAAAGGCTCTTCCGCATACCGGGCTTCGTGTAGTTACCGGCCTCGTTGACCTTGGACTCTCCGCCCTTGCTGAAAGTCTTAATCGGCTTGCCCGTGCCAATCACAGGCTTATTGTCCCCCCGCCGTTTGGCACGGGGGATTTTGTTCTTCGCAATCGCGCCCATGCCGCGTGAGGCCATCATACGAACTTACCTCGCGTCTTACCGCGTTTGGCGATGCCGTCACCTCGGCGGGAGGATTCCATCTTTCCGCCACTACGAGCCGTGCGGATACCGCGCTTCATCTCCTGCATATACTTAGTTGCAGCGGCGTCCTCTTGTCTTTTCCGCTCTTCCATGTAAGCGTCGAATTGTTTTTTCAACGCATCTTTATTGGTCTTCTCTTTCGCTTTGGCTGTTTCAGCCTTCTTGCTTTCCGCAAGATAGCGATTAACAAGATCCTTGCTCTGCTGAAGTTCTCTTGCCTTTCTGTTGCGTTCTGATCTAGCAAACAGTTCGGCGTACTCTTTTTGCCCTGCTTCAGGCGAGATAATTACTTCTTCAACTTCGGCTTTTCCGCCGTCCTGAAACTTTTTCACACGCGGCTTAGGCATACGTGGCATACGAATCGAAGACGCCCCGAAACGAGGCATCTTCTTTTTAAACATCCCAGCGGTGTACTTAGGGATGCGATTCATAGTTAGATAATCCGACCTCGGGTTTTACCTTTCTTAGCGATACCGTCAGCGCGACGGGACGCAGAGGAGTAAGCCGAGCCGCCACCAGCCATCTTCTTGACGCTGCCGCCACGGTACATGCCAGCCTCGCGCAGTCTGCGACGAGCCTCTTCCGTACCTACGCCAGCACCTTTGGCAACGCGCTCAACTTCACGCTGACCAAAAAGATTGCCGCCCGTCAGCCGCTTGAACGGAGAAAGCACACGGTCCATATAACTGGAAGTCGGGTCATCGGAACGCCCCGTACCAACCTTAGCCGAACCCGGCTTGCTGCCACGACCGCCAGAACGAGCGCCGCTTGAAGCAGGTGTCTCAACTTCGGTAGTAGTTTTGGTTTCAGTTACACGAGACGGAGCAGAGGCTTTACTGCCGCCGCCCATCTCTGCCTTGTACTTCTTACCCTTCCAAGTGAACTGCTCCTTGTCCGGGTCGCGGCCTTCTCTCTTAGCCACAGCGCGTGCGGCTTTGAAGGCTTGACTAAAGCTCATTTCAGCCCCGCCACCGCCGCCAGATTCGGCGTAGTTGGTTGGGCCTCCCATTTCAAATTTCCGCATTTTACGTTTCATGATCGCCTCAATTAGCCGCAGTAGCCGCCGCCCATCATCTTGACCATCTTGCCCTTGGTCTTACCTTTGCTGGCAATGCCGTCAGCACGGCTAGAAGCCGAACCGCCGCCAGACATCTTCTTCATGCCTTTCTTCATGCCACGCATCTCAGCCATTTCGTGCTTCAGCATGGACTTCGGAGCGCCCTTCTTTTTCATAAAGGACACTTCCTTCTTCATCATTGCCTTGGACTCTTTCACTTGGATTTACTCCTAAATTTGCGGCCTTTGTCGGCCTTGACGTATTCACGCCCCACGGATTGCGGGACGCCGACTTTTTTAGCGAACGCTTTGTTATGAGCGACCGCTGCCATCAATCTGTGCTGTTTGCCGGATTTATCTAT